TGAGGCTGGCGGCGGAGGGTGCGGCGGTGATGCTATTGAGGTTTGATCCGATACGCCCGGGCGCCTTCGGCGGTCTTGAGAGATTCGACTGTGAGGCCCATCTTCTTGCCGAGCGCACCGGAGAGGAAGCCGCGCACCGAATGCGCCATCCAGCCGGTGGCGGACATGATCTCCTGCAACGTGGCACCCTCGGGGCGGCGCAGGAGATCGAGGACGAGGGCCTTCTTGCTGCCTTCGCGCGCGTCGTTGGGCCGCGCGGACTCCTTGGCCGCCTTGGTCTTCCTCGGCGCGACAGGCGCGACCTGGGGCGCGGCAGTGGGCGTCAAGGCCTGGACCGCCTTCCAGATCCGCGCGATGGCGGTCTTGCGGTCGGTGAACTTCTTGACCGGCTTGAGGTCGCCGAAGGGGGGCACGCCGGCGAAGCCGTTCCAGATCTCGACCAGCCGCTCGGCCGGCCAGTTGGCGGCGAGCTTGGTGAGCTCCTTCTCGCTCGAGAATCGAGCCTGGTCCTCCGGGATCGCTTCTCCGGCCAGGTAGGCGGTGATGGTGTTGTCGGTGTCGATGGCAAACGTCGTCATTTTGGGTGTCCTTTCTATCGGGTCATGCCGGCGAGTTGATCGTCGGCGGTGAGATGCAAGTTCTTGTAGTAGCCGCTGGCCAGGCGCGCCCAGCCCCACGGTGTGTGCAACTCATGGCGAACTGCGATCCGGCTCAGCTTCAGGCGATGCCAGCCGTTGTCGAACTCCTTCTTGAGGTGGGCCCAGCGGTCGAGCTTCCAGCCGTTCCGCGTGGCCCAGGTGATCAGTTCATCGCGCGTCATGGCCATGGCGTTAGTCCTCCTGGCGGCGGTCGATCAGGCCGCTCGCGTCCTCGACCGACTGCCGGATGTCGTTCCAGCAGTCGCGGCAGAAACGGGCCTTGTCGAGGAGAAGCTCCCCGCGGTTGGTCAACACAAGCTCGCGGTGGATCGGCTTCGCCTCATCGCAAAGCGAGCATTCGATGTAGGGTGTTGCGGTCATGGTTCGTCTCCTGGTGGTCAGTAGTAGATCGCGTAGAGCATCCGGTGGTCCTGGCAGAACCGGACGATGAAATCAGCGGCGGCGGCCTCGGATGCGAAGCCGCTGTCGAGCACCTGGCCGTGAACGTCGAGGATGGCCCACGCGCCAGAAACGCGGCGGATGAAGAAGTCGTTCTTGGTGGTTTGCTTTCGCATGTTCGTGTTCCTCATGGCGACTCCATTCATCCCTCGGGGGCGCGGCACAATCAAGCAGAATCGAACAACTAAATCTCGCGACGTTTCAAACAGATAGGGCCGTAAATGTCGGACCGGCTGATGACCCAGGCCGAGTATGCGCGGCATCGCGGCAAGAGCCGCCAGTACATCAGCCGCCTTGCCAAGGCGGGCGTCCTGGTCATGCGCGGCGGCAAGGTGGACGCGCCGGCCTCGGACGCCGTGCTCGACGACCGGCCCGAGCCGGTCTCCGAACGGGTGGCCGCCGCTCCGGTTGAGACTGCGTCAACGGGGACGACGTTTGCCCAGGCCAAGACCGCCGACATGGTCTTCAAGGCCCGGCTTCGCAAGATCGAATACGACCAGAAAATGGGCCGGCTGATGGAGACGGATTTGTTCCGGCAGCGGATCGAGGCGATCCTCGTGGCGATCAAGGAAACCGTGATGGCGTGGCCGAACCGCGTCGCGCCGGAGGTTGCGCCGCTCACCGATGAACGCCAGGTGTGGGAGGTGCTGATGCGCGAGGCGCGCGTCCTGCTGCACGATGCCCACCGGGCAGTCCAGCATGCGCGTTGACGAGATCCAGATTCTGGCGGCCGATGTGCTGTTGCCGCCGCCGGACCTGACGGTGTCGCAATGGGCGGATCAGAATGCGCGGCTTAGTTCTGAATTTGCCGCGGAGAAGGGCGAGTGGCGCACGGACCGCGCGCCGTATCAGCGGGCGGTGATGGATGCCATGGGCCCGTCGAGCGCATACGAAACCGTCGTCATGATGTGGGCGGCACAGTCAGGCAAGACCAGTCTTCTGTGTCACTTCCTCGGCTACATCATCGAACTCGATCCCGGGCCGGTGCTGCTCGTGGAACCGCGCGAGGTCGACGCGGAGGCATTCTCGAAAGACCGGCTCGCTCCGATGCTGCGCGATACGCCGTGCCTGCGCGGCAAGGTGGCGGATGCGCGATCGCGGGATTCGAACAACACGATCCTGCACAAGAAGTTCCTGGGCGGCTCGATTACGCTCGCGGCCGCGAACTCGCCGGCAGGCCTCGCGATGCGTTCGATCCGCTACTGCCTGCTCGACGAAGTGGACCGTTATCCGGCAAGCGCCGGCAGCGAAGGCGATCCGGTGAACCTCGCCATTACGCGAACGGCGAACTTCTGGAACCGGAAGATCGTGCTCTGCTCGACGCCGACGACCAAGGACGCCTCGCGCATCGAGCAAGCCTGGCTCAACTCGAATCAGCAGAGCTTCTGGGCGCCCTGCCCGCACTGCGGCGAGTTCCAAGTGCTCGCGTGGGGCAACTTGGTCTGGCCCAAAGATGCGCCGGAGAAAGCGCAGTACCGCTGCGAGCACTGCTCGAAGCTGATCGCCGACTGGCAGAAGCACCAGATGCTCAAAGCCGGCGAGTGGCGCGCGGCGCGGCCCGAGGTGACTGATATCGCGGGCTTCTGGATCAACGGTCTCTATTCGCCGTGGCGCAAGTGGGGTGCGCTGGCCAAGAAGTTTCTCGCCGACAAGAAGTCGATCGAGACGCTGCGCGAGTTCGTCAACACGGTGCTCGCCGAGCCTTGGGACGACGCCGCGGAGACGACGGTCGACCAGGCGACGGTCATGGCGCGGCGCGAGCACTACCGCGCCGCGGTGCCCTATGGCGCTGTTGTGCTGACGGCGGGCGTCGACGTGCAGAAGGACCGGCTCGAGCTGGAACTCGTGGGCTGGGGGCGCGGCGAAGAATCGTGGTCAATTGAGTACCGCGTGCTGCCGGGCGATCCGTCGGGCGCGTTGGTCTGGCAGGAGCTGGACACGTACCTCGAACGGCGGTGGGCGCATGAGACGGGGATCTCGCTGCCCGTAGCGGCGTGCGCGATCGATTCCGGCTACGAATCGCAAGCGGTGTATGAGTTCTGCCGGACGCGCTATCACCGGCGCATCTTCGCGGTGAAGGGCAAAGGTGGCCCATTGCCTGTCTGGCAGCGCAGGCCAACGGCAAAGAACATTCGCGGGGAGAAGCCGTGGATCGTAGGCACGGACACGGCGAAGGAGACGATCTACGGGCGGCTCCGAAACCCGACGCCGGGCACGCCCGGTTACTCGCATTTTCCTGCGGACCGCGAGGAGGGTTACTTCGAGCAGCTCCTGGGCGAAGTGCTCGTGACCACCTACGCGAAGGGTCAGCCCAAGCGCGAGTGGCGGCCGAAGCCCGGCGTGCGGCAGGAGGCGCTCGATGCGCGCGTCTACGCTTACGCCGCGCTGCGGGCGTTGGTCTCGATGGGGCTCTCGCTCGATAACGAAGCCGACCGGATCCTGGCTGCGAACCGGCCGCGCCCCGTTCCGGAGGATGACACCGACCGCGCCCGATGGCTGGGCGATCGGGGAAGGAAGTGGCTCACGCGATGAAAGTCAGAAGTCAGGCGCTAGCGTCTGCGCTCACTTGGGAGTACCTGGTGATTACCAGCGAAGCGGACTCGGCGGGCGTTCTCGCTGAATACGGCGCGCAAGGGTGGGAACTGGTCGCCGTCGTCCGCGAGTTCGGAACGCGGGCGACCTTTTACTTCAAACGCCGGGGAATCTGAGTGCCCTGGACGCAGCAACAACTCGATGCCATCGAGGCGGCGATCGCGAGCGGCGAGTTGACCGTCCGCTTTGGCGACCGCACGGTGACCTACCGCTCGATGGAGGAACTGCTTCAGGCGCGGGCAGTGATCCTGGAAGCGCTCGCAGCAGCATCCGGCACCGCGACGGACCGTTTCTCGTTCGCTCAGACCTCAAAAGGATGAACTGGCTCGACAAAGCGATCTCCTGGATCTCGCCCGAGGCGGGTCTGCGCCGGATGCGCGCACGCCGCGCCGGAGAGCTCATGCGCCTCGCCTACGAAGGCGCCCGCACGGATCGCCGCACGGGCGGCTGGGTCACCACCGGCAACTCGGCGAACGCCGAGATCTCGGTGGCGCTCTCGAAGCTGCGCGAACGCTCGCGCGATCTGATCCGCAACAACGCCTATGCGGCGCGCGCCGTGGCCGAGGTAGTGGGCAACGCCATCGGCACGGGCATCACGGCGCAGGCGCGCACCGGCGAGCAGGATCTGGACCGGGTGATCAACGCGGCATGGGCCGAGTGGATCGAAGAATGCGACGCCGACGGCCAGCTCGACTTCTATGGCCTTCAGGCGCTGATCGCGCGGACCGTGTTTGAGAGCGGTGAGTGCCTGGTCCGCTTCCGGCAGCGGCGCGAAAGCGATGGACTTACGGTTCCGTTGCAGTTCCAGGTGCTCGAGCCCGACTACCTCGATCACGCGAAGACGCAGAAGACCGTGACGGGCTACATCATCCAAGGCGTCGAGTTCGATTTCGTCGGCCGCCGCATCTTCTACTGGCTCTACGGCCAGCATCCCGGCGATGTGGTGCAGACGGGCGTGCGAGGCGGCGCGTCGCTCCAATCCGTGCGTGTCCCAGCGACCGAGGTTCTGCACATCTACCGGAAAGACCGCCCGGGACAGGTGCGCGGCGTCCCGTGGCTCGCGCCGGTTGTGGTGACGCTGCGGGATCTCGATGAGTACGAGGAAGCGGAACTGGTCCGCAAGAAGATCGAGGCCTGTTTTGCAGCCTTCGTGACGCAGCCGCAGGGCCCGGATGGGCCGCCGATTGCGCCGGCCGCGCCGGATCCGGCCACCGGCAAGCGCGTCGAGAGCTTCGAGCCGGGCATGATCGAGTACCTGAAGCCAGGCGAGGAGATCACCTTCGCCTCTCCGTCGGCCTCGGCGGGCTACCGCGACTATGTCGCGGCGAAGCAGGCGCAGATCGCCACGGGGTTGCAGCTCACTTATGAGCAACTGACGGGCGACCTGTCGCGCGTGAACTACTCGAGCTACCGCGCCGGCCTGCTGAGCTTCCGCAACGGCATCGAGGGCTTCCGGTGGCTGACCTTCATTCCGATGCTGTGCACGCCGGTCTGGGAGCGGTTTCTCACGGTGGCCTACGCGGCCGGCGCAATCCCGGAGCCCGGACCGTTCCGCGCCGAGTGGACACCGCCTGGATTCGGCAGCGTCGACCCGTACAAGGACTCGGTCGCTACGCTGAACCGCCTGCGCACCGGAACGCTGACGCTACGGCAGGCGATCGCCGAGCAAGGTTATGACCCCGACGCGCAGCTCGAACAGATCGCCGAAATCAACCGGATGCTTGACGAGCGCGGCATCGTGCTCGACTGCGACCCGCGCCGCGTGACGCAAAGCGGATCGCAACAGAAGGAGCTTCAGAATGACCCCAGCGAGAGAACGGCTGGAAGCCCAGTTTGAGGCGCTGGCCCCAGCCGACCGCGACGAACGCACGGCGACGCTCACTTGGTACACCGGCGCATCCGTCCGCCGCTATGACGCGCGCGGCCCGTTTGAGATGCGCTTCTCGATGGAGCCGGGCGCGATCCGCCTGGGGCGCCTGGCGAGCGGCTCGGCGCCGCTGCTGAACTCGCACCGCGACTTCACCGTGGACGATGTCATCGGCGTCATCGCCAGGGCCTGGATTGAGAACGGCCAGGGCAAGGCGACTGTCCGGTTCTCGAAGCGTGCCGACGTGGATCCGGTCTGGCAGGACGTCCAGGACGGCATCCTGCGCAACGCCTCGATGGGCGTGGCGATTCACGCCATCGAAGACGTGACGCCGCAGGGAGCGGCATTGCGACAGGTGCTGGTGACCGACTGGGAGCCCGATGAAGTGTCGCTGGTTCCAATCGGCGCCGACCCGGGCGCGGGATTCAAGTTCGAACGGGCAACTGGCCCACAGGAGCAGAAGATGGACGAAACCATCGTGGAAGCCGGCCTCACAGCCGGCGCCAAGAACAATGCCACGGGCGAAGCGGCCCGTGACGATGTGAAGATCAACCTCGATGCCGAGCGCCAGGCCGCCGCACTGGCCGAACGCGCGCGCATCCGGGAAATCGAGAAGGTCGGCCGCACGCTCGGCCTCGATGCGCACCTGGTCGCTCAGCACGTCGAGTCGGGCACGTCGATTGAAGAGTTCCGCAAGCTGGCGCTGGACAAGCGGGCGGAAGAGGATGAGCGCAATCCCATACGCAGCGCGGCCGCCGTGGTCACGCGCGATCAAACCGACACCCGCCGCGCCGGGATCATGGCGGCGCTGTTGCACCGCTACGATCCGGCGGTCTTCCCCTTGAAGGACGATCTCGGCCGCGACTGGGCCGGGCAGACGCTGCTCGACCTGGCCAAGGAGTGCCTGGAAATCGCCGGTACGCGCACGCGCCGGCTGCCGCGCCATGAGATCGCCAAGCTCGCCTTGTCGACCTCCGACTTCCCCTCGATCCTCGCCGACGTCGCCAACAAAACGCTGCGCCAAGCCTATGAGGCCTACCCGCGCACGTTCCTGCCGTTCTCGCGGCGGCGCTCGGCGGTCGACTTCAAGAACATCAACGCCGTGCAGTTGGGCGAAGCGCCGAGCTTGATGAAGGTCAACGAGAAGGGCGAGTTCACGCACGGCTCGATCGCCGAATCGAAGGAGACCTACAAGCTCGCCACCTACGGCCGCATCGTCTCGATCACTCGCCAGACGATCATCAACGACGATCTGAGCGCCTTCACGCGCATCCCCGCTGGGTTCGGCGTGGCGGCGGCGACGCTTGAAAGCGATACCGTATGGGGCATCATCACCTCGAACCCGGCGATGGGCGATGGCGTCGCGCTGTTCCACGCGAACCACGCGAACCTCAACACGGGCGCGGGCAGCGCGCTGGCCCTGACGGGCCTGGGCGCGGGCATGGCGGCGATGGCAAAGCAGAAGGGCCTCGACGGCGTCACCGTGCTGAACGTGCAGCCGCGCTATCTGGTGGTGCCCGTGGCGCTGCAACTCGCCGCATTCCAGATGATCGCGCCGAACCTCGCCCCGGCGAAATCGGCAGACCTGGTGCCCGACTACATCCGGGCCTTGACGCCGATCGCCGAACCGCGCCTGGATGCGGCGAGCACCACGGCCTGGTATCTGTTCGCCTCGCCGGACCAGATCGACACCATCGAATACGCCTACCTCGAAGGCCAGGACGGCGTCTACATCGAGACCCGCCAGGGCTTCGACGTGGATGGGGTCGAGATCAAGGCGCGGCTCGACTTCGGGGCCAAGGCGATCGACTGGCGCGGGCTCCAGAAGAACTTGGGCAGCTAGGAAGGAGGCTTCAGCGATGAAGAACTTTGTACAGAAGGGCGAGACTCTGACGCTCACCGCGCCCTATGCGGTGAGCTCTGGCGGCGGCGCGCTGGTCGGATCCATCTTCGGCGTCGCCGCAACCGACGTCGCCAGCGGCGAGGAGGGCGAGTTCCAGGTGGCGGGCGTCTTCGATCTGACCCGAGAGGCCGGCGCGAGCACCGGCTGGTCGCAGGGCACACTGATCTACTGGAACAACACAACGAAGGTCATCACCAAGACCGCGACCAGCAACAAGCTGATCGGTGTGGCAGTGCGGGCCGCAGCCGACGGCGACGCCACGGGCCGCGTGCGGCTGAACGGGGCGTTTATCTCCTGATGGCGTTTGGGGACCAAGTGAGCCGCGTGGACGAGGCCTGCCTGCGGGTCTTCGGGCGGGAGGTTCTCTACCTTCCCGAGGGGGGTGGGCAGGCCGTCGTCCGAGCGGTATTTCAGCCGGCGCGGGAGGCCGAGGACGCTTCGCCCGGCGTCTATTCGGTGATCTTTGTGCGGCTATCGGACCTGCCTGCGCCGCCCGTCCGCGGAGACGAGGTCGAGATCGAAGGCAGTCGGTACAAGGTCTTCGATATCGAAGCCGACGCCGAGGGAGCCGCCGTTCTCCGGCTGCGTAAAGCCAACTGACTTCCGCCAAATCTGGCGGAGGTTTCTCGACTTGTGCGCAATTGCGCACAAGTTCTCTTCAAGGCGACTCATGCCGAGCGTCCGGGTCTATCAGAAGAAGCAACTGCGGCTCGACGTGCTCAACTTCCGGCAGCGCCAGATGTATGAGCTGGGTACGGCGGGCGTCGCGGCAGTGAAGGCGCGCCTCGCCGCCGCCCAAGGCCCGGAGGATTCCGCCGCCAAGCCGCTCACCAAGCGCTACGCGATCTTCAAGACTCGAAAGGGCAAGGGCAACCGCCGCAACCTGACTTTTTCGGGCGATCTGCTGCGCAACTTCCAGGTCCGCACGGTCAGCGAGAACCGCGCCAAGGCCAACGTCTCGACCCGCAAGGACCGGATCAAGGCCTGGGCCAACCAGAAGCGCGAGGCTTGGATGGTGTTTTCGCCGAAGAACAAGGCGGCGGTCGCTGAGGCAGCGCGCAGGATGCTGGATGCCATGAAGTCCCGTCTGCTCGTGGAACGCGCCTTGGGAGGGAAGCAACGATGATCAATCCTGCGGAATTGGTCGACAACCTGGTCGCTCTGCTCCGTGACATCCCGGAGCTGGTCGCCGAGATGGGCGGCGATGAGCAGCGGATCCTTGCTTACCACGATCAATATCCGAAGCGCGCGAGCCTCGCGGCGGCGATCCACGACATGCCCGCTCCTGGAATCATGGCCGCCTGGCAGGGGACGCAGCCCGCGAGCTTCGGCGGCGTGGATGTCTGGCGGCACCAGGTGACGCTGTATCTGCGGGCGCGAGAGACCTTCGAGGGCGATCCGCCCACAGCCTGCTACCGGCTGTTCCGCCTGATCACCAAGGGGGTGCCGGCGTCCGCGGGTGTGCCGATGCTCAACGCCTCCGTACACCCTGCCTGCCACCCGATGGATCTGCCTCTGATCCAGCGGCAAACCGACGCCGAAGGCCTCGACTATTTCGAAGTTCCGCTCAGCTTCGTGGAGATGGGAGATGAATGAAACCGTGCTGATGCGCTCGCCCGAGGGCGAGGTGCAGGAAGTGGAAGCCACGCCGGCAACGCTCGTACCGCTTATGGTGCGCGGCTGGCGGCAAGTCACTCAAGAGGAGGTAACGCCTGATGTCCGTCGCGCGGATGCAGGAAATCCAGATCTGCTTCGGTAAGCAGAAGCAGACCAACATCTCTATGCCCAACACCGGCGTCCAGATGTGGCAGTTGCGGAAACTCAATGCCGCGCTCGCCAATCCAAAGCTCAACACCGAAAACGACGCCGAAGAGTTCGGCAAGGGGCACGAGTTTCCGACGCAGTCCTTCCAGACCTCCTGGGACGTAAACGGGACGCTCGAGAAGTATCTCGGCGCGGAGATCGGTGCCTGGGCGATGGCCTTCGGCCTGGGGAAAGTGGTGAAGTCGGGCACGACGCCGAACTTCACCTACACCTGCACGCCGCTATTCCCGGCGTCGGGCGACGCGGCCGAGCTGCCCTACTTCTCCTTCGTTGAGCAGATCCGCCCGGGCGCGGGTGTTGTGGTGGACCGGATGGCCGTCGGCTGCGTCGTTGAAGGCTGGACCATCTCCATTGGCTCGGGGCCGGGCCGCGCCAACTCGAAGATCACCGTCGAGTTCGTCGGTTCTGGCAAGACCACGGAACCATCGGGCATCACCATGCCGGCGGCGACGGTCGAAAAGCTCCTGCCGTCGGCGTCGCTGGCGCTCTCGATCAACGGCGTCAACTACGTCTCGAACAAGAACATCGTCTCGCTGGAGGCGTCGTGGAAGAACAACGTTCGCCTCGACGGCGGATTCTACCCCGGCTCGGGCTTCCAGGTGCCCGGCGACGGCGCGAGCGGCGCCATCCGTGGCCGCCTCGAGTTCGGCAACCGCCAGGGCACGCTGCGCTTCGTCGCCCGCTTCGAGAACGATTCGACCGAGTTGACCAAGCTCAAGAGCCAGTCCACGGGCACGGCGGTGCTGGCGCTCACCTACGACTCAAACAACTCGCTCGAGATCACCTGGCACAGGGTCAGCTTCGCTTCTGCCGAGGTGGGCGAGACGGACGGCATCGTCACCGTCTCGGTCGAGTGCCTGCCGATGTGGGACGAAACCAACGGCATCGTCTCGGCGGTGGCCAAGTGCAACGTGGACGGGATCTGTCAGTAGGGAGGACTGTCATGTTTGACGCAAAGCAACCCATCACCATTCACCTGCGCACGCCCGATGGCGTGAAGCCTGTTCGGGTGCGCTTCCCGACCGACGAGGAGTGGATCGACCGCCAGAAGAAACGCAAGGTCATCGTGAAGCAGTTGGGGCGCGGGGTGTCAGAGACCACCATCCCCGACTCGGCAGATGCCGACGCCGCGCTGCTCGCCAAGATCCGCCTGCCGGAGGAGAATGCGCCCGAAGTCGATGCCTTCGAGGCCAGCCGCATCATGGAGCAGCTCAGCCAGGCCGATGTCGACGACGTCGTCCAGGAGGGTGACGCCTTTCGCGTGACGCTGCGCGTGCTCGGCGGCACCGTGAGCCACGTGCTGCGGATGCCGTCGGCCAAGGACGTCTTCGAGTACCGCCGCGGCTTCGCGCGCGTGCTCGATCTGCCTTATAACCGCCAAGAGTTGATCATCAACCTCGCCCCGGCGGCCACGCTCTTCAAGAAGCTGCTCGAATCCTCCGAGGGCTACTCGGGCGAGGTGCCCATCATCCACCAGGCCGTCGCAGCGAAAGCGGCGATTGATGCCCTGGACGGTGCATTCCAGGAGACCGGCGGCCCAAACTGACTCACCGGGAGTGGCCTGAGCGGCCCTCCCTGCGGTTCCTGATTCATTGGGCGCTCCGCCGCGACGAACTCTGCGATCCGGGCCTCTGCCCGGACGCGCCCGACGATGGCGGCCGCTGCGACCACTGCCCGCTGGACAAGCTGGATGCCGCACAATCCTCTGAGGCGGGTCTGTTGCTGCGGCGTGCGCTCGACCTTCGGGCGGCGCTGAAGTTGGGCGTCCGGATCGGCCTGGACGAGATTCGGGCGGATGAGTTCCAGGCGCTGGTGGTGCTGGAGGAAGAGCAGGAGAAACTCGACCGGGAAAGGCTGAACGCGAGCCGGCCCTAAGCTGCCTGATGAACCGGTTCGTGATGAAGGCGCATGAGCTGTTCCGCCTTCAGGGCAACCATCGCGTATGTGCGCCCTTGATCATCGCTGAACTCGACTTCATACACTCCGGGCGCCCAGCTCTCCACAACGGTCCCGACCTGGCCGCGAACCAGACCTTGTTCCGGCAAATCTCCCAGGAGGGCGACAACCGAATGTAGCGTGATTTCGTGAACCGATGTTCCTACTTGTGCGTTTCCCGTACTCATACAGACCGCCGGACCGGAACGAAACGAATCTCGACCCGCTTATCCAGGGCCGCCGCAATCCGGCGCAGCATCGCGAGCGAGTGACCTTCATAGTCCGCGTCCTCGAGGCGTGAAATCACCGACGCCGTCGTGCCGATCATCTTCGCCAATTGGGCTTGCGTCAGACCAGCCTTCTTACGCAATTCGAAGATCTTGCGGGCGACTTCGTCGTCGGCCCGCGCCTCTTCCAAGGCCATGATGCGCTCTGGCTGGCCCTTGAAGAACCGCCGGTAAAGGATCTCCACCGCCTCCGTCGTGGGCTTCTTCTTCGAACCCCTTGTCCCTGACATTCTTCTCAAGCCTACCTACCGCTATGTCTGTGACGCTCGAACCGGAATCCACGTCACCGATGACGGCGAGAGGGCTCCTTTCGCCCGAGTCCTTCCGCAATCAACGTGGTGACGAGGGTGTTGAGACTGACACCCTCCTGTTGTGCGCGAGACACCAGGCGGGCGTGCAGGGATCGCGGCACCCGTTGCCGCCACTGCCCGCTGGCCGATGTGCCCTGGCTCGGCTTGGGAATCGGATCTCCAAACTCTTGCATTGTCATGAGTGCGGCAGCGAGCGCATCCTGGCCGTTGCGGATCGCCTCTTCCGGAGTCTCGCCATCGGAGATGACGCCAGGAAAGTCCGGGAACTCCACCAAATATCCGCCTCCTTCTTCTTTGGAGAGCGGACGGACGAGAA